GCTGGTGAAGAGTTATTAGATTCTACTTATGCAGTACAAGTAAAAAAACGAGCCGATAGAAATTATAAATTGGTTATAGATAGCTAGATATATTTAAAATAATATCCACCACATCTATTTCTTTTTTTCTTTAAACAAGCATTAAGATTTCTATATTCTATATTTAAAAACTTTGCACAATGCCTTTGTATTAAGAATGTTGCAATATGTACTTTATTTTGATTAAACACCATAAAAGGCTTTAGTATTCCATTTCTTTTTTTTAACCAATCAATTTTAAATTTTTTACTTTTAAAATTTTGTTTATTTATTTTACTTATTTTTTTTGCATGATTTAATCCTACTTCTGTTTGAAACCATTTTTTCATTCTTTTGCTGTGTTCTGCTTTTGCTTGAGGATTATTTAAAAAGTAATTTTTTGTTATTTGTGAATGTTTTTCTACATTTTCAGGTTTACTAAATTGTTCTAAAGTTCTTTGTCGCAAAATGTTTTTTTGATTTTTATTAAGAATATATCCTTTAGTACCTTCTCCACCTTTTGTTAGGTTAAGACCATTTTTATTTTCAAAAAAAAATGTTTTATATTTTTTTATATAAAATATTTCTTTTTGTTTTAAATCTTCTAGATTTTCTGCTTTATCTAAAACTTTCCAGCACACTTCATGTTTTTTAAATTTTTTTAAATAATTATAAAAAGGTCTATTAACCTTTTTTGAGTAGTGTCCTTTTATTCTTTCTTTTAATGATTGTGTTGTTAATCCTATGTATTTTTTATTGTTTGGTAAATGACACATATAAATTATGCCAAAACTTTCAACCATCTTTTTTTGGTAACTCTTTAATACTAAATCTTCTTGAAGTATAGGCTTCTTTTGCAGGTACTACCTTTTCAGGTTGTGCTTTGTAATTAATAGTCTGCCAGACTGCCTTATGGCTCTCAGAATAGCCTTCTTTAGCTTCTTTCATAGACATCATGATGCTTTTCTTAGCTTCTTCGATATTGTCTTTTAGGTTCTTTATTTGTGCTTCCCAAGCCACAATATTATCTATTTGTACTTGGTCTTGCTTTGTTAGTTCGGTAGATGCACCATTGTCTTGCGGTGTGATATATCCAGCTTCCTTAGTATCAAAAGGGTCATACCAATCACAATGAGGAATCCTGTTGTTAAAGTCTATAACCTTTGGCTCAAGCACATCCTTCTCCCATTGTTCATCACGTTGATAGAAATACATTCTTAAATCAGAACCATTTAAAACGCACACTACCGCCCAAGAATATTCGGTTATTGCCATCAAACATTTGACTTGAGTTACACCACGATAAGTAGGCAAGGTTTCAGTCAAAGGTGCATTTGTTGTCTTTATCTCTATGATTCCTTTAGCATTGATTTTAAAGCCTTCACCATCTTCAAGTTCAGGACAATAAAAACCTTTCTCTACATCTTTAGTAATAAATAGATTGTCTGCCACACCAATAGCATCTATAGAGCCATTAATAGTAACTTTCTTATGTCTTACAGCTTCGGTAATAACCAATTCTGCATCTAATAAGCCAATCCTTTTACAAGCTAATTCTGCTACAGGTTTTTCCAAGACATTACCTACTTCCATATAATTATTAGTAGGTATGGATATATCTTCGCCATTCATAGCTTTATGACAATTTTCCAACACTTGATTCCTAGTTTGATATGGATTGTTTCCTGTTATGACCGCATCAGCTATCGAGCAACTCAGTTGAAAATCTTCAGTAAGTTTTCCTACAGCTTCAGGTGTATGTTCAATCTTTTGTGTTTTCATATTTATCTCCTTTATTCAATAATTTCTATTTCTGATTCTGTTTCAATAACAACTCTTGCACCGCAAGATAAAATTGGTTTTTCATTACCACCATATCTGACAACGCTATCGCCAAGTATTTTTACTGCATGACAATAAGTATTTTTTTTGCCTTGCTTAACTGTAATAACAGGCTCGTTGGTATTGTTTTTTTTATTTGCTCTTATCTTGTGTTGATTGACATGGATATAAGTTTTCATATTTTATTTCTTTTTTTTAAATGTTTTCTGATTCTATCTAAAGTTTCTACAGTTAATTTTCCAGCGTGTTTTGTTTTTGTGTTAGTCATACACTTCTCCAAACACAATCCAAACATCTATATTTACCAACAACAGTATCAAAGAAGCTGACAAAAAAAGTATTATAAAATCTTTTGCTGTTAATTTCATAAGCTAACAATACCAACTGCTATATTCCAAGACATAATTAACAATCCTATTAAGATACATATTCCCAAAGCTATAGCCAATTTATATTCTTTCATTTGCTTCTTTTGTTGTGAACTAATTCAATTTCCATTTCTAAATAATGTATTGCTTTTTTGAGGTCATTGATTCTATCGTCTTTATCTCTGCTAATGTATTTAACAGCATTGCCGCAACAGTACGATAGTTTATTAGCCAAGATATACTCTATTGGCTCTATGCCTAAATTCTTGTAGTGATTACCTGCTATCTGTTTTGTTAGGCTCTTTGGTTTTCTTTTCATCTTCTTCCTTATCTTTATCCAGCATCTTTATCAATGCTTGATAAAACTTCTTCTCTCCCTGTTTTTTCTTTGGTTGTTTGTACTGATAGGGATTCTTTTTTTTCATGCTTAATGATAAATTCTTTTAAATCAATCATCCACAGTTTTAAAATTGTTGCTTGTTTGCTGTGAAATTCTTGGTTGCCAAAGTCTTTTAAAGCCTGTTCGTTATGAAATTCTATAATTCTTGTAACGAAAGCAATACTGTCTTGATAAGGCATCCTGACTGCATTGCTAAAAGTTCTTTTAACTTTACCCATAATGTTTAAAAACTTGGTCGGTAATTTCATCAACAGAATCACGACATTGTATAGGCTCTTCTTTACCAACCAGATAAACACAAGTAATGCCATGCTCTTTAAAGACACATCTGAAATCATCAAAGTCGATGTAAACAGAATCATGCGACATATTAAGTCGCAGTCTTAATTTATTCATCGTTCCAATAAATTCTTTACTTGTGATGGATACCAAATATCTTTGCCATATCTAGTTTTAATTGCTCTGTCTGTCAAACCATCAGCAATGCCTTGTAAGTTTTTAACACCTGATGCTTGTATCTCCTTGATAATTGGCATCACATCTTTTTTATAAGCCTGATATTTTTCAGTTCTAGCTTTGCTCATGGCTTCCCATGAGTTTTTCATGTTATGGTCTTTTTTAATTTTTTTTCTTTCTTTCATATTATTCTCCTTCTGGTAGTTGATAAAATCGCATCCAAATATATTTCTCAAGAACTTCTCCTGTATATCCCAATGCTTCACCTTCTTCTCTTAGGCGGTCAAGTATTTCGTCATTAACAGGGTGGCTCATACCAACACAATCTCTAAGTTCCAAACAAAAGCTAAGATGATGCCAAGTAGCAATAAAATGATTAAGTCTTTAGGCTCTCGCATTTTTTTTCTTCTCTTCTCTTAGTAATGCTAACTCTTCATAAGATTTTTTAACAATCCAAATTGCTAGTTCTAAATCTTCTTGACTTGGTAATGGTAGTTCATCATCTATAAGTTGATTTAGAGTTTTTATTTCTTTGTAATAGTTAGGGTTTCTTTTTTGTAGCTTTACTACTTCTTCTATTTTCATTGTTTTCTCCTTTTTTTATTATTAGCTTCTCTTGTCATATCATTCTCCAAACCAAACCATTCTTCAACAATAACTTTTTTAAGTTCTGCATCAGATAAATCTGTATTGTTGGATAATAATTCAATGTGTTGCGATTTAACAATTAAGGTTGCATACCTATGATATTTCTCGTCAGTAAATTTAAAATGATAGCTAGTACCATAATAAATCCATTCATCATTTATTCTTTCTGTATTGCTCATTGTGATAATTCTCCTTGTAAATGTTCTATCTTTTCTAAAATTGCTTTTAAAAAAACTTCCCTTTTTATAACCATTTCTTTATCTTGTGGCGTCCAAGAATTTTTGCGAAATTTCTTTAACTGTAATCCACGAACACGACTTAAATTAATTTTTACATCTGTATGAATATAATCTAATTCTTCTTTTGTAAATTTCATTGTGATAGTTCTCCTGAATTGTGTAATTGTAAAATATATTTTGCCCTTGCAACAGG